GAAGTGCTTAACCAGATTCGCCACCACCAGCCCGAACTTACCACCGCCAGCAACGACAGTGCCCAGCGGCTTATGCAGGCCCGGCACGCGCGGCTCCTGCCCCGGGCGTTCGCCGTAACCCATCTGAATCAGTGTTGTGGACACCAGCTGCGATTTACCGCCACCACCAGCAGTAATCGTGGCGCTCGGCTCATCGGCCCGGTGCCCGATGCTGGCACCGAACTGCCGGGCGATCACCGGCGCGACAACACAAGCCCTGGACTCTTTCAAGATCGTGTGCATTGGCTTGTCCATTGGGCGCGGCTTCGCCTGGTACTCACTGCCGCCATTACCGGCCAGGAATGGCGTTACCGTCGGTACCGCGATCGCATAGCCGTGCGTTTTTGTGATGGTCTGCAGCGTTTCCGCCAGCGACTGTCCGCGGAAACAGTCGTATTTCCCTTTCGTCGTGGTGTGGTTGCACTTCACGATAAACGGTGAGGCGCTATCAATCACAAAACGCTGGATGCCGCGGGCGATGCGCTTAAGCGTGTTCTCCGCCAGCGGCTTCTTGCGGTCGAAGATGGACTGCGCCGGGATAGACCAATCGACACATTCCGCCGCGGTGCGCCATGGCGCCAGCTTGCCGCTCTGCACTGCTGGCGTTTTCGGATCGCCGTGGGTAGGCTCCGGCCAGACGATTGGCTGCCCATCGCAACGCATCACCATGAAGAACCGCTTACGGATGGTCGGCGCGCCAAAGTCGCAGGCGCGCAACTCGCGGTAATCCACCACATAGCCGAGCCCGGCCACTAAACGTTGCGCCTGCTCGCCTTCTGGTGACAACTGCAGGAACTCGCAGCACTCCTGAAGCGCCGGGTGATCCGCCGGTACGCCAGTGCTCAGCATGCCGATAAATGCCTGGAATGTTTCACCAGCCCGATCCGGATCAGGGCGCATCTCTCCCGCCAGCAGCGGCCCCCACGTTTTGAACTCTTCTACGTTCTCCAGCATCATTACGCGAGGCTCAACGTCCAGAGCCCAGCGCAGGGCGATCCACGCCAGGCCGCGAATAGCTTTTTCAACCGGTTTTGCACCCTTGGCTTTGGAGAAATGGCGGCAGTCTGGCGAGAACCAGGCGAGCCCCACAGAGCGTCCAGCAGTGGCTACTTTCGGTTTCACGTCGTAGACCGATTCGCAGTAGTGCAGCGTATCCGGGTGATTGGTGGTGTGCATGGCCACGGCGTTCGGATCGTGATTGATGGCAATGTCCACGCTACGACCGATCGCCAGCTCTATACCCGTACTCGCCCCGCCGCCGCCGGCAAAGTTATCAACGATGATTTCTCTCACGCGTATTCTCCCATTGCGCAGGCCAGTGACCGGGCCGCGGTAACAATGGCCGGTACCGGCATTTGCTCCAGCCACATGCGGTTGATGTGATGCTTAACCTTGCGCTGTTCGTTTTCTTTTAACCCAGAGATCTCCTCTACCTGCTTGCAAATTAGAGCCACCTCGGCAGGCCAGATATCAGGTAAGTGCTCGGGCGTGACAGAATCTTGATTATGCTGCTGCGGATGATCCTGCTTAATCAGGCGCTCAGCTTCGCGGCGGATCTGCGCCATGAATGCATCGCCTCGCGCTTCCAGATCCTTACGGCTGATATAGCTCATCGCCTGGCCGCGCCAGGTCTTGTCGAATATAGCGACTGCACCTGCGAAGAACGCTCCGGACGGCACCTGCTTTTCGTTTTTTGGCACAAACCACAACGGCAGATCGAAACCAATGCGGCCGCGGATAAACGCAACGTGATCGGCATCTTCAGGCCACCACACCTCGCTGGTTGCAGCCTTGATCAGGAAGACAAAGCGACCGCCCTTGTCACGCATCGCGCTGGCGTGCTGCATGATGTAACGCATACCGGTGATGTACTCATCTTCATGCATGCTGGCGCGGCTGTAAGGCGGGTTCGCGAAGGCGGCGCCGTTGAGTTCTGCAACCCGGGCTGACCAGTCCTGCACCAGCGCGTTGTCCTCAGCGGTGTAATACGCTTCGCATTTGCTGTTCTCGCCGTCAGTAAACAGGTCCAGAACGAACGGGCCAAACATGGAGTTGATGCCCCAGAAAATGTTATCCGGCGTGCGCCACTGGTCGCCGACTTCCTTCAGTTCGTGCAGCGGCTGGCTGCGCAGTTCGGCCAGGTCCCGGCAGTATTTATTGGTCATTGGTCTTCTCCGATGTAATGGCCTGCCAGCAAGCACGCGTCTGTTACGCTGCGTTTCTTGGCCTGCTTGAGGCATGATGCACGTCGTTTGACGTAATGCTCCCGATCCTTATTAGCTGGAGACAGGTCGAAAGCCTTAAGCCATACCGTGGCGGCACGCAGGTAAAACCCCTTCCTCTCCAGCTCGATGGCGTAATTTTCTAAATCAGTTAGGGTCTTCACTGTGTCTGCGTAGGAAGCAGCTGCTGCTGCGGCTTCTGTTTTGACGAAGTCTTCGCAGGGGTAATACACAATCGTCGTATCGTTATGCACCTCGCGCTTGAGCTTCCCCTCGTTGTGAAAACGGAACAGGCAGCGGCTGATCGTGCGAAACGAGCTATGAGTCAGAACATTGGCAACCTGCCGGGTGCTGCAGCCTGGGTTATCCAGTGCAAACTGCAAAACTTCGGATTCGATGCTCATCCGTTCACCACCCGGAAGCCTTTGGCTCCCTGCGAATAGTCGGTGCCGACATAGCTGGATTTAAAAAGCGGATCCTCTTTGATGCCGGAACTGGCTGGAACCATCCAGTCGTCTTCGTAGTGCATGTCAGGGCCGAAGAAGGTTTTGGCCTGTTTGACAAACTCGGTACCGGTCTTGCCTGTTTGAGCAACAAACCCGGCATAGCGCTTCACACCCTCCAGCATGACGAGAGGCGGCACCCCTTCACGAACGCGGGCATCCCAGGCTTTCAGCGCAGCACTTTTCGAGTTACCACCTGCCCGCTTCGGATATAACGCCCAGGCCAGATCAAATAAGTTTTCATTGACTGATTCATTGACTGGTTCAGAGAACTGACTGGTTCCGGGTGCAGCTCCTGCACCACTAACCGGTGCAGGAGATTCACCACCTGGTGCAGGAGATTCACCACCCGGTGCAGGACGTGCGCCAGAGGGTGCAGCATTTGCACCACTGGGAAGGTTGAGTTTGTAGACGTTGGTGCGGTTCAGGCCGGTAGCCGCCTTGCGGACTTCAACCGATACCAGACCATCCTCAACCAGCTGTTTGATATGGTTTTGCACAGAGCGCTCCGATATCTCGCATTGCTCTGCGATATAGGGAACGGAGGGCCAGCATTCGCCCTGATCACTGGCGTTATCTGCTAGTTTGATCAGCACGAGCTTGCGCAGCGGATTACCCACTTTTGCTTTCATGGCTTTGACCATTAATTCCATGCTCATCTGGACCTACCTCAATTTCCCTGAAATCGCGCTTGAAGACCTGGAGTGGACTTGAGCACTCGTGTGGGTAGCCAGAACGCAGGTAGATAACGCGTTGCGCTTCTGGTTCCCAGCGGATGACACGAACGGGGATCCCCCGGCGGTCTTTAAACCAGCGGTCGAGTTCGCGCATAAGGCCTTTGCCCTCCGGTAGTACACACCCACGATTGCAGTGGCGCGGCTGTGGTTACATGCCACCCAGCGGTTTGCTACTCTGCGTTCATACCGAAACAGCGGAAGGCCCGGCACCGGGATCATCCGAAGTTGCGGCAAGCGGTTCTTTACCGTTAAACTGTTCATGCGTTAGTTTCTCCACTGTTACGACACGCCACGACGCCCGGAGCTGCACACTCGCGGGCGTCATTCTTTTCCGCCGCACAAAAAACGCGATATAACAGCGTTAAATGCTCCTGCCATTTCTGCATGACCTGATAACTGTTCTCTTCGATTTGCTCGCGTTCGGCCTGGTCAATCACGCCATCAGCAGTAGCTTTGCGAACGTATGTCGAGTGCTTACCGATCCACTCAATAGACTCCATCAGGCGCTGATTGATATCGGCGTTATCCACGTCCTCAATATCCACCAGCGGAACGTTGACGCTGTTCGACTGGCGCGATACCGCATCAGCGATGTGCTTGGTACCGCTGGCCTGCTGGAGAACCATCGCCCAGCCCATTGGGAAAATCTGATCGCCGCCGGTACGCAGGCGGTTAAAAAGCGCATCCTCTGTCACGCCCAGCCATTCAGCGGCCTCGGCGTAACCGCCTGGCAGGCTTGAGATGGTCTTTTTAATTGCCGCCACCAGCCATGCGGGCTGTTTTTCGACTTGCCAGTGTTGTTGGTTATCCACGGTTAACTCCTTGATGCTGTGGTGTCTTTTCTTCGCGTTCTTGGTTACTGTTTCGGGTAGATGTCAGGTCGCAAATCAGATTTAGTTATTGCGCCTGCTGTGATCTCTTCGAGCTTTTTGGCGAGGGCGAATCCTGCCTTTTTGTAGCCGTTGAAAACCAAACGCAGATAACCGGGGGTTGATTTGACGCTAACTGCTAATTCGCACTGCTGCTCTTTCGATAAAGAGTCCCAATACTCTTTCATAATATGTACCTCCTGTGTACATATTACATGAATAATATGAACCTACAAGGTACTTGTACCTTTAAGGTACACAATGTTTAATTCTGGGATGAAAACGATTCAGGAAATTAGGCGGTTAAACGCCAGAAAGCTGCGTGACGGTGTCGGCGGAAACACTTACTTCGCCACCATGATCGACAGAGAACCTACCCAAACCAGCAGGTTTATGGGGGATGGCGCGTCTAAAAATATTGGCGATGCAATGGCTCGTCATATTGAAAAATGCTTTGATTTGCCGTTAGGCTGGTTGGATCAGGAACACCAAACTACTAATGTTGCAAAAAGTCCTGACGTATCAGACACTAATAGAAATATAACATTGGTTCCGGTTATATCTTGGGTGCAGGCAGGAGCATGGACGGAAGCTGGCTTTGCTGAGGTTGACTTGAGTAGTGTTGAAACTTATCCGTGCCCTGTGCCGTGCGGACCCATGACGTATATCTTGCGCGTGATTGGTGACTCTATGATCGATGAGTACCGTCCGGGCGACATGATTTTTGTAGATCCCGAAATTCCAGCATGCCATGGCGATGACGTTATCGCGCTAATGCATGATTCAGGAGAGACCACCTTCAAGAGGTTAATTGAGGATGGCGGAAGTAAGTACCTGAAGGCCTTGAATCAAAGTTGGCCGGAGCCCTACGTTAAGATAGATGGCAGCTGCTCCATAATCGGTACGGTGATCTTTTCAGGAAAACCTCGAAGGTACCTTAGCAAAATTTAAATTTTAAACTTGAGCCTGCGGAAGCGGGCTTTTTTGTGCTTGACAATGTACCCTAACGGTACATAATGTACCTGAAAGCAACAGCGAACAGGCAGGACGCCCACGCAGTAGCCGCCCCAGGCGTATGAAGATGGGGATGATTCGCCAGCAGCAAGATGTGAGAGGTGATTATGTGTAAGCAGGAAGCGAAGCGGACGGTGGTTGCACTTCCGGATGCAATGGTGTTTAAGCCTCTGCATGATAAGTGCCCGCGCTGCGGCTTTGACTTAAAAGATGCCCCTGATTCCCTTGTAGATCAGGTAAAGGCCAAGCAGGCAAAGAATGGTTCCGGTCGGGTTGAAAGCTCTCTTAAATCCCGTGCCAAGAAATTTTTGCCCCATTGCATATTCAACAACCGTATAGCGCGGATGATTTTTCCATTCGCCAAAGCAGAAAAAAATACCGCCGAGAGAAATAAGTAGTGACTGATTGGTGGGAAGTTTTGGCAATAAGCCAGAAGCGGTTGAAAGAAAAACAATGGTGCAAATGACAATTGCCACTTTGTACCAAACATCCAGCTGAAGGTTAGATAGCGGGTTATTCATGATTTTCAATTTCTTGGTTGTGTGAGAACTCCAAGAATACCACCGAGCCTGAAGTGGTGAAAAGACAGGCGCACAACGATGAGAGCACTATCTGTGAATAAGCACATCGACCCGCAACGCGGACGTGATGCCCAACCGATAGCTGTTAGAAGCATCATTTAGTGCTCTCTTCGTTGTGATGTGCTCAAGCGAGCTGCAGCGCCGGCCGACGCAAAGACCCGGAAATCGGCTGAGTCACAGGTGTTGGTGACCAATACCAACACTGAGCGGCGGGAAGTAAGCGGGGT